CTTGCGCTTTGCAGCAAGTTTCGGTTTTCCGGTAGGAGTTTAGAGGGCAGTGGGTGGAATATACTAAAAGTACAACCACCTGCACGGTCCCCCAACCTCTCATTACACGAGTGGTATACTTTGTGGGCAGAAGACTGCCGGGTTGTGCTTTCACTATTGGTTAAAGCAAACCCCAAAGACTCAAGAGTCCGCCGATATCGACGGAACCTTGAGGTACTCGAGTTTATGAGGGCGACTTGGGATGCCGTTCTGATTGGATACCAAACAGAACGCGCGGTACATCTAACTAGGTACAAACATTACTCCCCCCTTAACAGCAGAAGGCTGCAAGGTTTGGAGCGGTTTAAGTCCCAGTTAGTGTATCACCCACTGGAGGCTGCCAAACGCGTAAAGCTGTGTGCTCAAGCGTGCAGGTCTTGGTACTATGGAGGACCAAAACCTGGTGGCAGACTTCTAGTGTTCCAGGAGCAGAAGGTCGCAATGCTTGCATCATATGTAGCACGCTCTCTGCCCCCGGCACCAGCAGACGGGAAAGGCCTGGCGGATTTGGTTAGCCGTTTGACTAGCCAGCCCCCGGCTGAACCCGACTACTGGAAACCTTTTGTTCAGTCGTATTTCCTACGATGGCCCCCGGCGAAAAGCCGGAGCTGTACACAATGCCCTCAGGCCACGCTGCACTAGGATATCCTAGGGCACTCGGTGGCCACGTCAAGGGCGTACAGCATTTGGTCCTTCTAGGATTTGCGCTGAACAAAAAGAACTGCGCCATGCATTTACCAACCGTGAGGGATGACCCTGACGGTATGTATTTGCAACGCCTTTCTCATCACCTGAGGCACCGGAAGGGTGCCCCCGAGGCCATTGAGAAGTACCTGTTTTCAGGTGCGTGGGACGAGCTTGAAAAGACTCTCCCTGGTGCAGGTTCTCACTTCCAAAAGTACTTGGTGTTGGGTACGAAGTATGTCCTAGACAATCTAGAACATGTTCCTATCCTTCCCATAGTAGCGGAAGAGCGGGGTCTGAAGACTAGGTTTCCAACTTGTTCTTTAACAGCTGTTAATCTAGTTCAACAGATCCTGAGGCGAGTCATTGATTCTTCAATGATTCGCGACCCCCGATTTTCGGAGAGTTTGGGAGGTACTCACAGTGTGGATCTGCGAGGCGAAGAGGGTCCCTGGGAATCCCAGGACTGCTCTGCCGCGACAGATTACCACCCGGAGTGGCTCACTCGAACAGTGTATGAGACCCTAGCGGACATGTGTCCAGAGCTAGAGCCATACAGGAAGTACTTTGGTCTCCTTTTTGGTCCAAAGAAACTCCTCCTCGAGAACGTACCGCCTTCTGCGTACGTGCCCGAAGGTCTGTTCGCCAAATTCCCGAAAGCTCCGTTACTTGATCCTCAGTATATACCAGGGATCATGGAGTTTAAGGACGGTTATGCCGATCCCATCATATCTGAGTGGGATGACTGGCTAACCTTCCTTAACGGGAGGGACGGTACCTTAACGACCACGGGGCAGATGATGGGGGATCCCACATCCTTTCCCCCGCTCATGCTTGTTTCGCTGTGTTCAGCGGAACAAGTTTTGAAGGAGCACCCCTACACCCCAAAGGAGAGTAGGAGGCGTCACCCTGGTCTGAAAAGGTACGAGGCGGTGCTAAAGGGGATTGGCGACGATGCCGTCATTCCCCGGTGGCCAATGCGGAGGCGACTCTTGTATCATATGAAACTAGAGGAGCTGGCCGCAGTGGTATCAGTACCCAAGAGCTTCTGGCACAGGCTTAGGGCCCTCATTGCGGAAAATCCGTTGGAGAGTGGCTTTAGCGTGCCTTATTGGCCCTTGTCGGTACTTGTAGCACCGCCAGGTGGGTCGAAGGGTAATGTCACCTGGTTCACTCAAGTGGAATCATTCGGCAATGATCCCTCTCGGCCAACCAAGCGGATACCCAAGTTCTTCTGGAAGTTGTCGCCGTATTTTTACACGTGGCAACTTGCACGAAGGCTTGGGTTACCCATCTCAGCGCCCGTTAGTTACGGCGGTATAGGTCTTCCCCTATACCCCGCAGCCAGCTTGACGCTGCATGTACAGTGGCTTAACTTTCTATCGCAGGCTCCTTTGGAGAAGTTGATAGTCGGTTTAGGCATCGGGCCGCTCGGCGCAAGTAGGGCTTCCCTACTTGACGACGCAGCGACTGGATGGCTTAAAGAAGTGCTTGCCGCCCGGTCCCAATGGGAACGGGAAGGCTTGGAACTTCTAAGCCCCTGTGCATTGACTGACACAGCAGAACGTAGGATCATCATTGGTGATGCCTTCCGAACTGCTGTTGGTCGTCTTAGGTCTGTGGAGTTCTATTTTAGATCTCCACCCGAACTTGGAGAAATCCGCGCCCCCTCTGTTAGGAGGGCGGCCTCTAGGTTCGAGCGTGCGGTTAGGAAGCCTTTTGTTAGGGTGGGTGAAAAGTCACCATCCTACCAGGCAACCAAACGGGACCTGGAGAGAAAACAAATGTTGTATTTCTCTCAAAGCGGCGGGTTTCTTCCCGACCCTTGGG